CTCAGGGGGGGGGTATGCTAGGGGATAGCAGGGGGGGTGTCCCTAGAAAAAACGCCAAAAAAACTAACCTTAAAAAAAATTATTATTATGTGTAGAGCAGGAAGTGACATAGGATATTGCGATAGCGATTGGAGAGAAAACCATACTATTGATATCAGACCAAGCGATTCATCAGTAGAAAACTACTTACAGTCTATGGGTTTTGATGAGATAGATGTAATGACAAGTGACAACGATTTAGATATTTCTTTTACATATGAGGGTGTGTTCTATGCACACTACGATTTGGATTGGGATAGCTACGAAAACTTTGAGCTTGTAGATTATCTTAGAGATGCTGACCAAAAAGAATCAGCTTGTTGTGGTGCATCATTTGATGAAGATATCAGAAGATGTGGTTATTGTAAAGAAAGTTTATAGTTGATTGATTAAAGTGTTTGTTTTTTAGTGACTTTAGATTTATCTAGAGTTCAGTAGAGTAGGTGGGTTTACTTGTAATTTCCTCACCTACTTTTTTTTGTGCTATATTTTTTTTGTAAGAAACTGCGACCATCAAGTAACTGTCAAGAAACTGTCAAGTAACTGCTGAAGAAACTGCCAAGTAACTGCTAGGGTCTGCTAAAAAAAATGTGGTGGGTGTGTTTTTCTAAATTTTAAAAAAAAACACCGTTCTGACAGATTGTCATTAATTTATATTTGTATTAAATTTTTTAATTTTTATTAGGATATTAAAAAAGATTTGTTAAGGGGCTAAACTTTTTTAGTATTTATATAATTTTTTTATATATTTGCTAAAGTTTTTAATCAAATTATATATTATGAAATTACACACAAATCCAAAATTATTAGACAAAGTAAAAAGACAAACAGAAATCGAGCCAAGTGGAACTAATGTGGTGATGCTTCTAGCTTTTGTATTTATATTTTTACTACCGACTATCAACGCTATAATCAAATTAAATTTTTAATCTTATGAAAAAGCAAACATTGAAACAGAAAATAGATTCTATCATATTAGAGCTAACGAATCAAGGATACACAAAGAAACCTTATTCAGAAACCACCCCAATAAAATTGGGCATTAGTCAAAGCGACTTTACAAAAATTAGTTATATTACAGAAAAGCGACAAAATGAGCTAATTAAAAATAATGTTGTCAAGTCTAAGAAATTTACAAAGGAAAACAGGAAAAAATATTTTTATCATACCTCAGCAAGTAAATTATTAAAAAAGTTTGTTAATATTGATTCAGACGATTTACAGCCTTATGCAGATAAATTAAGCCAATATATCATAGAGCAAAAGAAAATTGATTTAAAAGCATTTGAGGGCTCAGAAATAGCAGAAATTTACAATATGAGCCAACACCGATTTGGAGAAAAATCTTGTATGCAAGAAAAACATAAGAGCTATTTTGAGATTTACGAACATTTGCCCGTTAAACTATATGCACTAATTGAAAATGATGAGTTACTTGCTCGTTGTCTTGTTTGGTACAATAAGAGAAACGACAAAGAAAAACAAATCTACATAGATAGAATCTATTCTTTTGGGAATGATGAAATAACTAAAATTATGTATAAAAAGATAATTTTTAAGATTCGAGAGATTGAGAAGCAAAGCCAAGACACCCAAATCAACGCCTATAATTGCAGAAACTTAATTTGGGAACCGAATACAAATTATTGTTGTCACCCTACTTTTAATTATATTAAATTTGTGAATGAAATTGAAATTGACGAACTTGAAGCAGTACCCTATTTAGATACATTCCAATATTCTTGTGGTAACTATTTACAAACTGATAAGGATTCAGATACAAGATACCAATTAAATTGCACAGGCGGAACCTATGAAGATGTAGAGCAGATAGTTTGCGAGTGTTGTGGTGCTTCAATAGATGAAGATTATGAGATATTTTGCGAAGATGTACACGAAACACGCTGCGAAGATTGTTCGAGATGGTCAAGCGTAGATGATGTTTTTTATGCTGAAGAAAATGTGACCTATATAGATGGAAACATTGAGAGCTATGTGCATAATGATGACATACGAAACTAATTTATTAACTTTAATTAAATTGCTTATGATATAAACAAATTAGAAAACTACACACCGACAACAATATTTTTAATTATTGTTATTATAATCGCCTTGCTTTCGTAGGGCGTTTTTTTTAAATAATTGCTTACAAATTTTCTTTATTTATACAAATTATCACAAATCTAACGCACTTTTTTATTGATTTACTGACATTTTGGCAAACAAAATCCGTCATTATATATGGATTACCAACATAGCCACATATACGCAGCCATAACAAATCCTAATTCAATTTTATATGTTGTTATTTTTAGAAAAGTTGTTTAGATAAAAACACTTTGGAATAGAGATACGAAGTTAGCGTTTAGAAAACTTAATTTTTAGAAAAAGCATTGTGAAAAGTGCAGTTTGCAATAAAAATGTGAGAGATATTTCAATTTTATTAGTATAGTTGCATTATGGAAGAAAAAAAGAAGAAAGTTGTTGGTAAACCTTTTGCAGTTGGCAATACTGTTGGGGGCAGAACTAAGGGCTCAATGAATAGAGTTACAAAATTTTCAAGAGAGGTTTTGACTATGGCTTTAGCAGGGCAGGAAGAAAATATCAGGAACGCTTTGGAGAAGTTAGCAGAGAAAAATCCTGAAGCATATATTGGTGCAGTAGCCAAGCTTTTAAATTATGCTATACCAAAATTACAGGCAACTGAGATTAGTGCCAATGGTAATACCAAAATAGAAATAACACTTGATGATTCAATGAGTGTTGAGCAGCTAAAAGAAAAGATGGCTGAGATGGAAGCAGACGATACAGAATTTGAAGAAGTATAATGAAAGAAAATCATAAGAAGCAACTGATGATGGCTATGGAAAAAGCCATTTGTGAAAAATCCTTTTACGAATTCTTTGTCAAGGCTTGGGATATAGCAGAGCCATCAGTACCCCTATCAACAAACTTTCACCATAAATACCTTTGTGATATATTGCAATCAGAAGCAGAAAGAATCAAAGAAGGTAGAAAGAAAGATAAAGACATAATAATCAATATACCCTTCCGTAGTACCAAATCACTTCTTGTAACAGTTATGTTTCCTGCTTGGTGTTGGGCTGTTTACCCCAAAATGAGATTTATTACTGCTTCCTATTCTGCAGAGATTAGTATAGAACACGCAACTAGGAGTAGAGATATTATTCAAAGCGAATGGTATCAAAATCATTGGGGCGAAACATATCAAATCAAAAAAGACCAAAACCTCAAGGCTAGATATGAGAACACTTTTCTTGGTGTTCGCAGGGCAACATCTGTAGGTGGCTCTGTTACAGGACAGGGAGGGGATATAATTTTAGTTGACGACCCAACATCACCAAAAAATGCAGCATCAGAAACAGAAAGAGATAATGCTAATGAGTGGTATAAGTCAACACTATACTCAAGACTTAACAATCCAATGACAGGAGTAAGGATAATTATTATGCAGAGAGTTCACGAAGATGACCTTAGTGGGTATCTGCTATACAACTCACCTGATAAGCATAAGCATATATGTATTCCTGCAGAATTATCTGATGATTTAAAACCTCAACACTTAGAAGAACATTATAAAAATGGACTTTTTTGGGAAGAAAGGTTTGGTAGAGAGATTTTAGATGACTATAAGTCTGCTCTTGGCTCTTATGGGTATGCAGGGCAACTGCAACAAAGACCTACACCTGCAGATAGTGGTATGATACAAAAAAATTGGTTTAACATTGATACTGATAAAATTGATGGTGATGTGCATTTTGTTATTGACCCTGCATATACTGCTAGTCAGAAGAACGACCCATCTGCACTTATGGCTTATAAGTTCTTTGAGAACAAGTGGCAAATTGTAGAAGTGCAAAATGTGAGATTGGAGTTTCCTGATTTAATTAAGCACATAGGTAAGTTTGTGCATAAAAATGGCTACTCAAGTAGGTCAAAAATATATGTAGAGCCAAAAGCTAGTGGTAAATCCATTGTTCAGACACTAATCAGGGAAACAGGACTGAATGTTAAGGAAGATAAGCCACCAACAAAGGATAAAGTGGCTAGAGTTCAAGATATTAGTGCTAGTATAGAGAGTGGTAGGGTATCTTTGCTCAAAGGTGCTTGGAATGAGGAGTTTTTGTTGCAATGTCAACAATTTCCTGCTGCAAAGCACGACGATATGGTAGATTGCTTAGTTATGGCACTAAATAAGCATTTTAGAGGTGGAAAAGTGCTTTATTTTGGATAATTTGTAAATTCACAACAATTCTTCTAATATAGAAGAAAATAAAGTGACAATTTTGCAAAAATGGATAATAATATATAAAATTGAAACGATATGGCTTACGAATTTTTAGATGATAACATTGCTTTAATGAGAATGTTGGGTGAAACTAAAGGCATTGAGGTTATTAGTGATGGAAATTCTCATTCAGGTAAGGACTACTATTGCCTTTACTGTGTTACTGAAACTGTTATTACTTCTATAACTTGCGATAGCGAGGTTACTAATGCAGAAGGTTTACAGACAACTTTACCTGCAGGTACTACATTGATGCTAAATGTAACAGCATTAAGACTTACAAGTGGTGTAGTAATAGGATATCCTAGAAACTAAAATTATGCTTAGTTTAGGACTACATTTGGGCGTAGGTAGCCCTAGAGTTAGGAGTGGATTTGCTTTGACAGATATTAGTGGGTTACAAGCTTGGTATAAATTCAATACACTACATACTCTTGATGGTGGAGCTTTAGCTTCTTGGGGTGATAGTAGTGGTAATGGCCACACTTTAACTAATACAGGTGCAACCAACAAACGACCTAGTGTTGAAAATAATGGTAGAGTTGATTGGGGAGATGTTCCTAGTAGTTTTATGGATATTCAAAATGGCTCTGTTCCAAATTCAAGACCATATACCGTTATAGTAGTAGTAGAACATGAAGTAGTGCTACTAACTAAGATAAGTAGGTATTTGAACGGTTCATCTTCTAGTAGCTCTGTAGATACAATTTCTTGGGGTACATTAGGTTCAACTACTAACCAATTGTGGCAATCGTTATTAGCAGGTTTTAGTGATAGCACAAGTAGAATATCTACTTCACAACCATCAGGTAAACTTGTTAACAACACAAAAACTATCTCAATATTCAGATATGGTGGTGGTAGTACAGATGGCGATACATCTTTTACTATAGAAACTGTTGCAGATGGTGGTAGTTTAACACAGGTACACAACACTACGGCAGCTAATAGCAATGATGAGGTTTTAAATTGTACTGCTGTTGGCTTAAATAGTACTAACCAATACATACAGGGATATATGGATGAAATGTGTATATGGAACAGAAGAATAACAGGTAACGAACTGACAGAAGTAATAGCCGATTTGAAGGCAAGACATAATATGACATAATGGGTAGAGAAATTTTTACAGGAACACAGTCAGAGTGCAACGCAGTTATAGCAAAAGCTAATACTGCATTAGGTTATAGTGGTGGCACAAGTATTGACATACCTTATGCTGTTGATGCTGCAAATGATGTATATGAAGTCATTATAAAAACAGGCACACAAAAAAACGCCCTAAGCACAAGTGAAAAAACTAAAGTATTAGCTACTAGGGTTTTTGAAAATGAAGATAAAGAAAAAGCAAAGCTGTTAGCTGTTGTAGAACAAGTTGATAGTAATTTTAAAAAAATCACTCGCTTAGATTTAAGAATACCAAAAGGTGCTAGACTTGTTGATAATGGTGGCACTATAGATGTTACAGCAGTTATAACGCCTAGTAATGCTACAGAAAAAACTAAGCTTCATTGGAGTATTGATTCGTCTTTTGCAACAATACAAAATACAACAGGCTCTGTGTGTAGAGTAACATCAGGTAGCAAAACAAGAGGTAGAGTGGTAAATGTAAAATGTAATAGTACAGACGGTAGCAGGGTGTTTGGAAGTATTCAACTTACAATACAATAGTTAATATGAAAAGGGTAAAAGCATTAAACACAGCACATAAAAGACTAATTTCAGGTCATTTGAAGTTTTTGCAGTCTAGATTATATAAAATAACTGAGCACGACAAAAATTATGGTAAGTTTAAGGAGTTTCAAGAAATTATAGACACAATTATAACATATTCAAATGATTTTAAATCTTTTACTGAAAAACAAAGAACTAAAGATGAGTGGATGTATATGATACCAACTTTAAGTCTTTATGCTTGTTTAGGGTTTTTAACAGGTATAAAAAACAAAAAAATAGAAAATTTTGTTGATTTTGAAGAAGAACAAGATAGATTCATAAAGTCAACACTAAATTTAGTAGGAAACCTTTCTGATTTACTAAAAGAGCACGAAGAAAGAGAAAACCTAGAAAAAGAGTTTATCAAACTTAGAGAAGATGTTAGTATTAGAGATTAACGGTAAAGAAAAGTCCATCCCTTGTCAATGGGAAGAAATGACAATAGATTACTATTGTGGTATTTATCAGATAATCAAAAAGTATCAAAGAACAGAGGAGCAGAAAAAAGAGGATGAGGGAAAAGATTTGAGCAAGTTTTTCTTTGTTCAACAAACTAAGATGTATAAAGAGCTTTTTTGCTATATGACAGGAGTAAGCGAAAAAGATGTAAATAAATATCCTGTTGATGATGTAGATGCTGTAATTTCTTCATTAGATAATATAATGAAAGATTATGAGCCGAAGGGAATAGATAGTTTTGATGTTGATGGCGTAAAACACTATTTTCCAATGAATTTCTTTAGCGAAGGGACATTTGGGGAATACATTGAAGCAAATCAGCTAGAGATGGGAGTTGAGTATTTGAAAAACGGAAGGTTTGACATTTTGCCTGAACAAATGGCTATAATGTGCAAAGCAGTTGATGAGGAAGTAGATTTAGATAATATAGACGATAAAGTCGCTAAATTTAGAAAACTTACAATGGATATCGTTTGGGAGTTCAGTTTTTTTTTGAACAAACGAACAACAATGTGTCTGAACGCTATCCGAATGTTTTCAGAGCAGGAAACTCAAAGTCTGTTGCAGTCGTAAAGGCTAGTAGAATTATGAAGCCATATGGGTGGCTTAACAGCCTTTATGATGTTGCTATGGATGGTTTGTTTACAAAAGACGGTAAAGATGCCATACAAAGCGTTAAAGATGAAAAACTATATAAGGTTTTAACATACATAGCTTGGAAAACATCCAAGTCTGATTTTGAAATAGCTGTAAAAGAAGAAAGTCAAAAAAATATTAAATAATGGCATTTAACAGGTTAAGAGATATAAGAGATAGAATGGAAAGCAAATGGTCAAGTGGTCAGTTTGTTTTTGGTTATGAAGATGACATAAATGAGCTACACAACATTGACTATCCTTTGCTTTTAGTTATACCCCCAACCTCAACACTTCCTGCTACGGAAAAAGACCCAATAAACGCACATTTGAAAGAGGAATATGAGTTTGAAGTTATCTTTGCTAAACCATACAGAACAAGTGGTAGTAATACAGGTGCTAATGACACTAATGCAAACCTTGATGTTATATATACTCTTTTGGAGTCAGAAGCACATTTTTGGTTGCAAAGCTTTCTTGATAGTTATCCAAACAAACAGGTGACACTTGTTCCTGTTCCAATAACTATAGAAAGAGAAACAAATCAACATAATGACAGGGTTGTTCAGGTAAGAATGAATTTTACTGTAGATTGTTTCTCACACGCTTTTGCTGCTTTTGATGACCAATCTATTAGAGATTTAACACCTCAACTTTGGCTAAGAAGTGATATTGGTGTAAAAACAAAATACTTTGGTGGTAAAGAGGTTGTTAGTCAATGGAAAGACCAAAGTGGGTTTAACAATCACTTTTCACAATCAATATCTGAAAATCAGCCTGAATACAAATATGAGATGTCAGATTCTGTGAATGTAAATAACAGATATCCTTTTTTAAGTTTTGATGGTGTTAATGATAATTTGATATGTGACGAAAGCACTTTTGGAAATCCTGTTTCAACAAGAAGCTTGAAGGGCAACCATAGTGTATTCTATGTAGCAAAAACTACTGATTCTAATGAATCAAGTGAGCCTCTTTTAAGCTTGGGATTTGGAAAGGCTAGTGCAGCTAAAATGAGTATTTCCATAATAGATAATGGTGGTGAAAAACAATTTGCAACTAGGGTTAGTGATGTTATTGCTTCAGGTGCAGATGCTCTAGCTTTGTCATCAGGTGTTGCTTCAGGAAGCACAAAGATAGCTATTAGAGGTCATAAAGTTAGTGGTCAAACATTATCATATTTTTTAAACGGTGCAAACTTGGCAAGTGTAACAGATACAGATTATTTAAACCCTGTAGATTATTCTTCTCAAGATAATATGTTGATGGGTACTGATTTAACAAACTTTGGTTTACTTAATGTGCAAGAGGTTATGATATTTCAATATGCAGTAACGGACAGTCAAGCCACATCAATAATGAATTACTTAAATCATAAATACAATATATCTTAATTATGGCAACGATACAAAAAATAGACTTTCCTCTTGATAATCATTTTAATAGTGTATATAGCCCCATAAAATTTACTGTAAGAATTAGTGGTAGTGACTCGGATGGATTGACTGACACTACAGAAGATTTTGTTAGCTGTAAGTTTCATTTCACACCATACAATGAAACTACTGACCAATGGTTAAATAAGGGTATCAGCAACTCTTATACAAATACTGCATTACCTAACGAAACATTTGCTGTGCATGTTCCCTTTACTCCATTTATTCACGGATGGTCTATAGATAGCACTCCAAATTCACAAAATACTCCTAATAGTACAGGTGCTACTTACAGATACTTTACCTTAGATGTTGCTCCTTTGATGAGAAACTATTTAAGTTATAATTTAAGGCCTTGCTCTCACGATACTCTTAATAATAATGTTAAAAGAGATATAACCTTAGCACAAATAGCATATAATCTTTTTACATATTATCAAGTAGCAATCACACCTGAATACATAGATACTACAGGAAAATTAGTTTTAGCAGATGGTAGTGGTAACAGACCTGATTTAAGAGTGTACTGCTATCCAAGAGTTATCAATAGTGCTTTATCATATAATGAAGAAATATTTGGATATCACGGAAGAACTTACGCTGAAGTTGACGGAACTAATCAGATTGAAGGACAACATACAGTAATTCAAAAAATATACTTACACGATGCTAATGATGATGAAAATCTTTATGGTAGAATGAAGTATCTATCTGTAAAACCACAAAATAGAATTATTGGTGTTAATGAATGTGAATATTTGACTTTTGCAGCAAAAGCTGGTACTACATCCACAGATGATACCGTTGAAGCTTTTATAACTTTTTATGGTTTTGATGGTTTGCCTATATCAAATGGAGATACAGATGCAAGTGGAAACCCTAGCTTTTACAACTTAACAATAAATGCTACTGCTGATGGTGATGGAAGCACATCTCAAGATGGTTTAAATAGCTTTTTTCATTATGGTGAAGGTGGTAATGCTCAACCTACATTTGCAGTTGTGCAAATAGGTGTGGGAACTAGAAATATAAAAGAAGCAGCTTTTGAGCACGAAGCACAATTTGATGAAAGTCAACCATTATCAGATTTTTCTAATGTAGCATACTACGAGGTTTTTACTAGAAGCACCTCTGATGATGAAGAACAAATAGGTCAAACGATAAGATATACCATTGACCACAAAAGAAGAAACTATAATGAAAGAACAAGATTTCATTGGCAAAGTAGATTGGGTGGTATAGATAGTTATACTTTTGATGGAGCTATGACTAGAGGACTACAAACAAGCTCATCTACATATCAGCAGACAGTTTATCCTAAATTTAGAGGACAACTATCAAGTACTGATAGTGGTATAAATCTTTTTAGGGGAAGTCACATACAAAACACAACTGCAGGTGATGATGGTGGTGCTTTAATACCTAGAATATCAGGACTAACAGACGACCAATATCCATCTATAAGAAAACATACGGTTGATGCTTATGGTAACGGAAGCGCAACTACAAGACCTATAACTTTTGATGAAAGGCAGATGGTGGAAGATATGATGATGAGCTCTAATGTATGGGTAGAAAGAGGGTGGAGAGCAAAAGAGATATTCAAAGAAGACTTTGGTGGCTATTCTTCTGTTGCAGAAATATCAAATAATTGGGACACTGATGAAGGTGACTTCACTACAGATGGAGGATTTTTTGCAAATGAAGGACATATAACAGGAACACAAGTTTATAGAAAGGGTGATAATTCAGGTAATGACGAAGTTTGGGCTCGTAGTAAAAATAAATTCAAGTATGATAAAAATAAATTATACGAAGTAGAGATAAGGTATAAAAGTACTGATGGGGCTAATGACCTAATATATTGTGGTCTTGCAGGTTTTGCAGCAGATAAAACTACTTTTGTAAATCAAAATGGAGCTAATAGCTATTCATCACAATATTATATAACACTTGGTGCAGAAACAACTAATTCAAATGGTAAATATAAAGTACATAGAGGATATATTAGTGGTGTATATAAAGAGGGTGGTAGTTATGGTAGTCAAAGAAATAGACCTATTAGTCACGCATATGCTCACAAAGATGTGCGTTTTTTTTCACCTTTGTTTATATTAAATCATAGTGATGAAGCAGGTAGAACTTTTGTTGATTACATAAAGGTTACAGAATATTCTACTGATGACCCTAGTCAAAGTCAAAAGTTTTCATCTATGAATAGAAACTACTATGTTCCTGTTTTACTAAAAGATGGTAACTTAACTAGCTATGATAGTGAGCAATCTACAACAGTAACAGTAGATTATGTAGAAAGTAGAAAGAAAAGAGCAATAATTACATAATGTCTGAAATTACAATAGAATTAAGAAAATTTGATACTTCAAGTAGTAAAGAAGTTTTAGGCGTGTTAGATGTAACATCTAGCGAAGACTTTCCTTTATCCCTAACAATTCAAAACTTTGACATAAGAGATATAAACTCTAGGTCAGGAAGTTTTTCTAAAACATTTGAAATACCTGCAACTAATAATAATAATAAATTACTTAAAAATGTCTTTCATCAAGGATATGACGATACAAGCACAAATGTGTTTGGTAAGATAGATGCAGTAATATACGCTGATAATGTTCCAATAATTTCAGGTAAGTTAAGGGTTACTAAAGTAACAAGGTCTGACAACCCATTGAGCTATAGTTGTGAGTTTGTTGGGGATAATATGGATTGGGCTTCAGAAATAAAAAACTTAGAGCTAAAAGACTTGAGATTTAGCTCTATATCTGATGTTGCAAATCAAGGATATGTTTACGATAACTGCTTTGAGTTAAACATTGCAAATCCTAGTGATAATACAAACGCTAGTAATACTGATTTGAATCATATAGGTAATGACTTCAATCATTTCTCAAGCAACTTTGACAGAATACTATGGCCGTTGATGTCCGTAGGCGAAGGGTTAAGTGATAGAAATCAAGTTACTTTTGGTGATTTTGTTCCTGCTTTTTATGTAAAAAATATTTGGGATAAGATATTTGAAGGTCAGGGATATACTGTAGAAAGCACTTTTTGTAATAGTGTATATTTTAAAAGCTTAATAATGCCTTTTGAATTTGAAAAAAGAGCAGAGCAAGTAAATAATAAGTTTGGAAAAATATCTTTGACAAGTATAGACCCCCCTCAAACAGCTTCTTTGAACGCATATTTTGATAATGGTAGCACATCTACCACACCTGCTTTTATGATTGGAGATGGAACTGTAAACGACCGAAATGGTAATTTTAGTTATGCTAGTGGTAGTAGCTCAGGAGTAAAAGCAAGGTATCTTTTTGGTGGTAATGAACTTATAGATGATTACAATGAGCCATCATCACAAAGCACAGGTAATGTGCAGATGGGAACAAGCTCCAATAATTCAAACATAACAAACGCTTATAGTGGAACTATGGTTTGTATAAATGAAGCAGGTGACCACGAAATAGATTTTAATATAAGAGCAAGATTTGTAAGAGATTCTTCTACAGGTGGAAATAACCATGATTTATCTTTTGAATCAAAAGTAGAGCTTTGGGAAGTTACTGATGATGATGATAATGCAAATGGTTTATATCAGACAGCTAATTTTGTATATAATAACTCAGGCTCAGAACACGCAAACTTCAAGTTAAAGTGGTATCAATTTCAAAGCTTTAATGCAAGTGCTCCTCAAGATATTGTAAGAACTTGGTCTCCTACTAGCCCTATATCTGTAAGTGGAGTGGGTAAAAAATATATAATAGCACTAGCTGTATGGCCTAATTATACTAATAGTGGAGATAGTGTTACATTCAACTTTACCACAGATAGCTTTTTGCAAATAAGTGGCAAGGCAGATATGACAGTCGGAGAACCAATAGATGACCCACACTTTTTTCTTCCTGATGGAAAGCAATCTGATTTTGTTATGGGAATAGCACAAATGCATAATCTTCAGTTTCATACAGACCCTATACAAAAGAAAGTTTTTGTTGAGCCGTATGACTTTTTTTATGAATCAAAATTAAAAGCTTTTGATTGGTCAGATAAAATTGACTATAGCAAAAACACGGTAGAAGAATTCCCACACGAACTTAAATCAGAGATAAGGGTAAAATATAAAAACGCTAGTAGTGATGCCTTTTTAGAAAGATTCAATTCTAGAAATCTAATAGATTGGGGTGAGTACAAAGAAATCAACACATCAGGTGTTTTTCAAGACGGAACATATACTATAGAAAATAAGTTTTTTAGCCCAACATTTAATTGGTATGAGCCTGAATATATAGATTCTGATGTTGGTCACTCTAAGTCTAGAGCACCTTTAATACCAATATATCATAGAGATTATTCTTATCTAATGGCAGAAAGGTTTGCCGATAGAGCAGATAAAAACTTTCAGATAGGGGCAAGAATACTATTAGCTGCACCATTATATACAGGTGGTGTATTAACTCAATATGATAGTGCTCTCACAGGTGCTGCAACAGTTTTTAGCTATAATGACACAAATCAACTCGACCCTTCAAACTCTGCTGCTTTTAAGTTTACTAGAGCTAATTTTATAACATTTGATAATACAGGAGACCCTGATGGAGCAAGTAATAGATTTAGACTACAATATAGTATTGGGTCATATACTAGAGAAAAGGCGTTTCATATACCTTTAAATACACATATAAACATTGACCCTAATCTATCTTTTAATGATGTTGTATATTTTCACGAAGAAGGTGGTGAGTTCGCTGATGGTTTTACTGCATCATCAAATCCTAATGATACGCATAGGTTAAGAGGTCTTTTTTACAACTTTTACAACAGAATGTTTAAACAATTAAAATCAAGACCAAAAATCAGAGTTTGTTTTTTTAAATTAAGCTATCAAGACATACTAATGTTAGATTTTAGAAGGTTAGTTTATTTAGATGGTGTTTATTATAGAATAAATAAAATTATTGATTATAAGCCACATGTTCAAGAATCTACAAAAGTAGAGCTTATGGAGTTCTTTGATTTAGGTAAAGATGATGTGTTAGATGGAGATGTTATGAATTTAGTTAATGGATTGAATATATAATGAAGGCAGGTATATCAGGAAGAAAAGTATTAAGAAGAAACAGAAATAAGCTATACACGCTTATAGATGGTGTATTTACGCCTATGCTATACGAGCAACAAGAAACAGATGGAAACTACTACTATAGTGAAGTATTGGTAACCGACCCTGAAAGAATAACAAGGCAACAACTTGTTGTTAATAGAGACAATTCAAACTCTAATTTTAATGAGATAGAGGTTTTAATAAATCAAACAGCACAAGGCACTACAACAACAAGCGCAAATGTTTCTGTAACTAATTCATCATTTTTTACATACAAAAGAGGTGTGCTAAGTAATGATTCTGATGGAAAATACTCAGGCATAAGAGTTAGTGATTGGAACTCTATAAAATCAGATTTATCTTTTACGCAATCTACAACATTAAATCAGCCATATGTTGGTGGTAAAAGTGGTGGTAGAGTGGGATTTTCAACACCTTATTTTGATAAAGGAAGCTCTTTTATGACAAGTTCTGCTAACATAACTTTGCAAAACAACTTTACAATATTTGCTTTGTTTAATTTAGAAATAAAACAAAAAGCAAGGCTTCTTGGTAATAATTCTGATGCAGATGTTTTTGTTAGTTTTAATGAAAATTCAGATGAAAATTTACATATTGGGTTTGGCTCTGGAAACACATACATTATACCAACTACAACAAAACTAGAATTAAATAGGTCATATGTATTAACATTGGTAAGAAAATCAAATGTTTTGACTACTAGAATTGATGGTGTAAAACAAGCAGAAACAAATGTTACAAGCAATGATTTAGTAATAAATACATTAGGTAGAGCAATAGATAGCTCTGAATTTTTCGGTGGTAGTATTGGTGGTGTTCAGTTTTGGAATGGTGCGTTAAGCTTGTCATTAGATAAAATAGAAAGTGCTCTTATAAAACAAAATTTAGTAATATCATACTAATGGATATAAGAACAATACTAAATAGCGAATTAGATATTATTGGTAGAGATATCAAGAAGGCACTTGTCAATGAGTTGATGAATCAAAAACATATTGCTACAGGTAAACTTGCTGCTACAACAAAGCATAAAGTTAATGTAAGTAACTCTGAAGCAGAAGTACGCATTACATCAAAGGCAAAGTATTGGAGTGCTATAGACAAAGGCACAAGACCACACTCACCACCATTTGACAGAATAATGCAATGGATAGATGATAAGGGCATAGCTTATGCAAACGAAGCAGAGAAAGCAAGAATAGCTACTGCTGTTATCAGAAGAATAGAGATAGAGGGAACTCCAACGAAAGGTAGCTTTGCTAGAACAGGAGCAACACAAAGAACAGATTATATAAATCGTGCTATAAATCCTAAAAAGGCTAAGATTAAAAAAAGATTACAAAAGGCTATTGGAGACAATATAAAAGTACAATTTAGAAAAACCATAAAAAAAGCAAACCAAGATGGCTGAAGAATTAAAGTATAGAGTAAGGGTATTAGGTATTGATGAGCTTGTAAGTCTTAACAAGCAAATACAAAAGAACGCTGATGACCTTCGTAAAAAGAAAAAAGCTCTTAAAGATGATAAGCAGGGGCAAGAAGAAAACATGAAGTCTGTTCTTGAACTTACTGATAAACTAAAACAGCAAAGAAAAGAATTTAGAGAAGGCTCTAAAGTTCAAAAAGAAGTACAGGCACAAACTAAAAAGAGTACAAGCTTTACTATGAAGATGGCTACTGCTTTTGGTGTAGCATCATTAGCAGTAGATGGTCTTAAAAAAGCAACAAAGTTTCTTGGCGACCAAATAAAAGAAAGTGTAGTAGTATTCAAGGAGTTTGACTTTCAGATGGCTAAGGTTAGAGCTATTAGTGGTGCAACAGATGCAGAGTTTAGAGCACTAAAGAGGTCTGCAGAAGAACTTGGTAGAACAACATTCTTTACTGCAACTCAGGTAGCAGAGTTACAAACAAACCTATCAAAGCTTGGTTTTACATCTATAGAGATACTAGATGCACAAGCAGCAACACTTGCAACAGCTACTGCAGCAGGTGAAGACTTAGGTAGAACTGCAACAGTTATGGGGTCTGCTATACGAGGTTTTGGGCTTGATGCTAGTGAAGCAACAAGAGTAGCAGATGTTATGGCTACTGCTTTTACAAGTTCTGCTTTAGATATTGAGAAGTTTCAAACATCAATGACTAAGGTTGCTCCTATTGCTAAGATGGCAGGTTTTGAAATTGAAGGAACTACTGCTTTACTAGCTTCCCTTACTGATGCAGGTATTGAGGCTTCTATTGCAGGTACATCTCTAAGAAACATCTTTTTAAGATTAGCTGACCCTACTTCTGATTTATCAAAAAGACTAGGTGGCTCTGTGGATAGTGTTGATGAGCTTATACCTAAGCTAAAGGAGATGAAAGATGCTAATATTGACTTAGCAGATGTTTTGGGTATTACTGACAGAAGAACTGCAGCAGCCTTTGGTAGAATACTAGATAGTGGTGAATCTGTAGATATACTTACAGATGCCTTAAGAAACTCAGAAGGGGCAGCAGAAGCTATGGCTGCTATTGTTGGAGATAGTTTACAGGGTGCTTTTCTGAGATTTAAGTCGGCTGTTGATGGTTTTAGAATAGCATTGATGGATGGGTTGGGTGATAAGATGCAGACTGTAGTTGATTCTTTTGCTAGAGGCTTCAATGCTCTTGCAAGTGAGAAAAATATTAAAAGATTTGGTCAAATAGCTAAAACAATAAAAACTTTGGCTATAGCCGTTGGTATATATACTGTAGGTGTAAAAGCTGCTGCATTAGGTACTGCTATATTTAACAAGGCTTTAGTTTTAAAAAGATTGTTTGCCGTAAGAAGTAGGTTGGCGTTGTTGGGCTCTACTAAAGCTGTAGCAGGTTTTACAGCAGCAATTAAAAGTGCTGCAGCTTCTACAGGTATTGGTTTACTTGTTGTTGGTTTAGGTACTATATTATCAAGACTAGCTTTCTTCAATAAAGATATAAATTTAGCTGCAGATAACATAAAAAACTTTAATGATAAACTTGCAGAAGGTGAGGTTGCTTATCAAGGACAAGCTAAAAATGCAGAACGACTTATTGAGGTAAAGAAAGAGTTGAATAAACTTACTAATGAAGAAGGTAAGTTATTAGATGATTCTGCATTTAACAATAAAAAATACAATGTACTAAAAAGAGAAGAATCTGTTCTTATAGTTAAGTTGAACAGAGATATGAAAAAATATACTGACCATCTTTTAACTGAAAAGTCAAGTATAGATGATATTACAAAAGCTACTCAAACCCTTATAGAAACAATGAGGCAAAGACAAGCAGTTCAAGTTTTTGAGGAGCTATCTAAGGGTATGCTAAAATCAAGTTTAGCTATAGAAAAATTAAAGAAAGACTTTGCCGAAGGAGAGTTTGGTGGTAAAGCGTTTTCAAGTGAAGCTGAAGCTTTAGCAAATTTACAAATAATGTTAGATGAGCTAGGGAGCAGAGGGTCTGCAGGTTTCAAACAATCGCTTGATGACATTGCAGATACATTTGGAAATACCTCTGCAGAAGCTAGAAATGAAATGAAAGATTTTCTAGAAGACTTTATGAGTGATAACAGCTTAACTGTAGGAACTATAAAAAAGTTCTTTCACGATACTCAAGAGGTTTATGATGAGGAGATTGCAGAGCTTAGAAGTCACATACAAGAAGAAACAGGTATTGACCCTGCTACTGTTATTTTTGGTGATGATAAAAAGAAAAAAAAGAAGCCTGATGGTTTTGTTATTACTTCAGAAAAGTTTTTGAAAGAATTTCAAAATGCTAAACTTAAAATTCTTGAAAATGATAAGTTGTTTGCTGAAGAAAGAAATTTACAGTTATTAGAAGAAGAAGAAAAACACTTAACAAAATTACTCAAACTACAACAAAAACATAAGAAAGATTCTGAGCAAACACAAATAAAATTAGCTCAAGTTAGGTCTAAAATAAGAGAGCAAGACTTTAAAGATGACCTTAAGGTATTGCAAGATAAAAAAGCACTAGAAGATATAGAGTTACAAAGACTTACAGATGCAGGTGTTTCTGACACTATAATTAAAGAAATGCAGTTAAATTCAGAGATGCAGTTTTTGAAGGATAAACTTAATTTACACAAAGATTACGCTACCGATTACGAAGATATAAATGCAAAAATTAGAGATACAGAAAGAGAGCTGTCTTTAGTTCAAAGACAAAGATTTCAAGAAACTATTGGTGAAGTTACTAATTTAGGTCAAGAGATGCAGAATCTTGGGGGTGTTATGGGAGAAAATCACGCACTTACTAAAATAGGAATTAAGCTTTCTCAAGCTGCTGCTTTAGCTAATAATATAGAAACTGCTTCTGAAAAGATAAAATCTTTAACAAAAGCAAAAGCAGCATTGACAGAAGCAGGTGTGGGTGTTGCTGCACAGGCTAAACAACTATTTCCAATGAACATAGCTGCTATCGCAGCAACCATAGCAGCAATAACATCTGCTTTAACATTGTTTGGTATTGGTGGTTTTGGTGGTGGTATAGATGAAATCGGTGAAGAAGTTAGATTTGCTAAGGGTGGTCTAACAAAGGGTGGTATGTTTAGAGGTCGTTCACACGCTAGTGGTGGTGTTAAGTTTGCAGTAGGTGGCAGAATACACGAAGCAGAAGGTGGTGAGGCTATTATAAATAAGCGTTCAACAGCAAGATTTAGACCAATACTATCTGCTATAAATTCATATAACGGTAATGGAGTAAAGTTTGCAGATGGTGGATTGATATCATCAGGAGAAAAGTTTGCTATGGGTGGTGAACTAGCAAACATACAACAGATGGTTTCAGGTGGTAATTTAAAACAAAAGGTTGTAATGGTAGAGAGTGATGTTACCTCAACACAGAACAGAGTTTCGTCTTTAGAAAGCCAAGCTTCGTTTTAACAACAGATTGTTGATAAATAAATTTGAATAAAATTATATAGTTTTTGTAAAAGAATATATTGCGATATGATAAAAAATAATAAGCTTACTATTGTCAAAGAATTTGTCGAAAGTGCTTATGTAGATATCAAAAATAGACATTCTGAAGAAGCAGGAATAAAAGATGTTTTAATGTTCCTAGCAGAGAGAGGCCTGATAGAGCCTAGAAGATTACGAGATTATATGATTATAAAAGATTACGCTGATTTCTTAAAAAAGAATGATGGTAAGATTTGTGTAACTATGATTGACTTAGGTATTAAATATGATATTTCGGAAAGAACAGTACAAAATATTTTATACAAAACTAGGTCTAATTTTTACACAAAAACAAATATTAGAAAGAATTTGTAAACTTTTTCTAAAGACCTATAATTGATATAATTACATTTGCAAAATGAATAATTGGTACGAATTTCAGAATGAAGCAGAAAGTGCAACTGTTGAGATATCTATCTATGATGAGATAGGTGATTATGGCACATCTGCAAAAAGATTTATAGACGACTTAAAGTCGGCAGGTGACAAGGATATAAACATCAGAATGAACTCCGTAGGTGGTAGTGTTTTTGATGGACTTGCAATCTACAATGTTTTGCGTTCACACAGAGGATATGTCAATGTTAAGATTGAAGGACTATCTGCATCAATAGCTAGTATTATTGCCTTAGCAGGTGACAATATAGAGATGGCAGAAAACGGATTCTTTATGATACACAATCCTTTTGGCAAGTCTGCAGGTGGTGCAGATGATATGCGTAAGACTGCCGATTTACTCGATAAAATCAAGCAAGAGCTTGTGTCTATCTATTCCAACAAAACTCAACTTTCAGAGGAGACAATATCGGATATGATGGATAAAGAGACTTGGCTGACAAGTCAAGAGGCTAAAGAGATGGGTTTTATAGATACTATAACAGAGCCTATCAAAGTAGCTGCTAGTTTTAACTTTTCAAAGTTTACTAATGTAGATGAAAAAGAAGTTAAAAATAGATTGGAACTAATTAGTAATATTAAGAAAACGAAAATGACTGACGAATTGAAAAATTGGTTTAACGGTGTTAAGGAAGAAATCATTAACGCTGTGAAGGGAGAAGGCGTAGCTGAAGCCCCTGCTAATGAGGAAGTTTCCGTTGTTCTTTCTGATAACGAAGAAGTTGTAAACAAACTTACAGACTTGTCAAACGAGAAAGAAGAACTATCAAGCATCATTTCTGACAAAGAGGTTTCTATCTCTGAGTTAGAAAACAAGGTGTCTGAATTAGAAGCTGAATTAGCGAAGCTAAATGCTACAGAAACTAAAGTAGAGGCAGATAATGACCCTGCAATTAACGAAGCAGATGTTGTGGTTAATGAGTGGGATGTTTTTGCTAAATCATTATTAAAATAATAAATTAAAAAACTATGGCGACTTTAACAAGTGCAAATTTACCTACAGTTGAAAAATATGATGTAAGTAAATCAATAATTGAGCCTCTATTTATGGGGCAAGACTATATGTCTTATATGGATGTAATGCCTAATGTATCAGGAACTATCGTTATTGACAAGTTCAAACAATTAGGTGGAATTACAGGAGCTCTTGCTCCTCTTGGGGCTTTCTCAGGAGCAGCAGGTGAAATAGGTGATACAATAACGATAACTCCTGTTCGTAGAGAAGCAGAGGTTGCGTTTGCAGGTAACGCTTTATACAACAAAATCAAAGGACAACTTATGAGAGGTGGTCACGAATTTGATAATGTTGATGGAACAGTTGTTAAAAACATTTTATTAGACCTAATCGGACAAGGCGTTAAGTCTGACTTCAACAAGCAGTTGTGGTTATCTAGTGCTGCAGGTGGTACAGGTGGTTTTGACCAATTTGATGGTTTGTTTGATGCAGCTTTTAATGTAACTGCTAACAAATTAAATAGAGGTAGTTTTACTCCTGAGCAGACAACTGATGCTGCTTTAGATAGTGGATATGGTTTAAAAATTATGAAAGGTTTATATGACATTGCTTCTCCTGAATTGTTAGAAGCAGGAAATCATGTTTACTTTGTATCAGGTGATATTGCTGATGATTATATGGCGCAAACTCTTGAAGGCTCAGGATATGCTGCTGCAGGATATGGTGCTTTGGTTAATGGTGTTCAGCAATTAACTTATAGAGGTATTCCTATTATTGTTCGTAGAGATTGGGATGTGGCTATCGCTTCTAATGTTGGAAACATTAACGGTGCTTCTAACGCTGCTGAAACTCACAGAGCTATGTTGACTACTAAAGATGCTTTTGTTGTTGCTACTGACTTCAACGAAAACTCTGTAGAGCAATGGTATTCTAACGATAACAAAGAGTATCGTTTTAGAGTGGCTTACTCTGTAGCTGTTGCTTTGAAAGATGCTAAATTAGCTACTTACTATACGCCTGATAATATGGCATAATAATTTAGGGGGATGAAATACTCCCCCTAATAATTTTTAACACAATAAAACCAAAATAAAATGGCAATAGAAAAAATTAGCGTTGTTCACTCCGACTTGGAAAGGAGAGGTGGTCTAAAGCACTTGGGTGTTTGCTTGTTTTCTGATATTAGTTCTGTGGCTTTTGATTCAACATCAAATCATACTATTACTACTATCACAGAAACAAATGTTAAGTTATTTGAACTTAAGCAAGGTACAGGCTCACTAACTAGCTCAGGAACAAAAGAGGGTGGAACAATTATGTTTGAACACACTATTTCTGCTTATATACCAAATATGTCTGATGCACATATGTCTGCTATTGATACTTTAAGTAATGAGAACTTAGTTGTTTTTGCTACTGACTTCAATGATGTTACTTATGTAGTTGGTCTATCTAACAAGTATTCTCTTACAGGAGATATTTCAAATGACCAAATGTATGCTAGACTATCAGGTGTTGAAGCTGCAACAGGTGCTGCTTTAGGTGATGAGAACGGAGTTACATTAACATTTACTGCTATGTCAGGTGAGTTACCATACTTACTAACTCCTGCTGTAACTGTTGATGCTTCTGATGGCTCATACTCTATAGCATAATTATAGTAATTAAGATACACAAGTTAGGGGTTAATACCCCTAGCTATGTATTTTTTTAATATATTGCAATATGTATAAAGCAAAAGTAAAAAAAGGTGAGGCTCGTTTCAATAATATGAAAGGCTTTATGTGGGCAGATGCTACACAAGAAGAACTTAAAAAAGCCTATGAACTTGGTCACACAAAACACATAGAATTTGTAGAAGATGCAGCACCAAAGAAAACAAAAGGCAAAAAGAAGTCAAGTAAAGACAGTTCAGACAAAGAGTAGTTTTAATACTAAATATGCTTTCGTAAACATTAGTACACCTAATGTAGATAGAGAGGTAAAGCAAATAGATAGGGTAAGAGAAGAATATATACCATTTGGTAAAGACAATCTTTTCCCACAATATTTAGCAGATTTAAAAAGACATTCTTCAACACACCGTTCTGTACTTGCACAGAAAACTACTTTTACAACAGGTAGTGGATTTAAGACAGAAAACGACAGGTTAGCAGAGTTCATCTCTGATGTAAATGCTAATGGAGAATCTCTTAAGGATTGTTTTAAGAAACTAGCAGATGATTACTATACATATGGTAACGCCTACCTAGAAGGTGTTGTCTATGATGGTGGTATTAACTTTTATCATAAAGATGCTGCTACTGCCAGAGTTAGCAAAAACAAGAAAAGTATTTGCTTTCATCCTGATTGGGATAACTATAAGAGAAATCCTGAAAAGAAGCAGGTTATTCCTATTTATCCTAATATGTCTAACAGTAGTTTTGTGATACACTACAAGGACTATGAAAGTACATTTAGCTTCTATGGTTTACCTGACTATGTAGCTGCCTTAGAACACATTGCAATAGATTTTGAAATTGGCAAGTTTAATCATACGAACTTTAAAAATGGATTTAGTCCTTCTGCTATAGTTACTGTAAATGGTGACTTTGGTGAAGCTGAAGCAGAAAAGTTTGTAGAAACTGCTAAGGACACTTTAACAGGTAGTGGTAATAACTCTAAGATACTATTCTTAGTTAAGAACGCAGATGAAAGTAGAGGTACTGATGTTCAGATTCTTAACAACAAAGAGGATGGTGACTTCTTAGATTTACAAAAGCTAACTGACCAAAATATAATTACTGCTCACAGATGGCAACCTGCGTTAAGTGGTATTGTTTCTTCAGGAAAGATGAACAACACAGGTAGTGAGATTAGAATAGCTTATGAGTTGGCTATGTCAACAGTAATCAAAGATACAACTAACATATTGTTAGAGCCAATAAAAAGAGTGATTAACAAAGAGCTAGGTATAGATACAGAAGATTTAACTGTAATATATGAGCCACCAATATCATTCTTGTCTGACATAGACCCAAAACAAGTTCTTACTATAAACGAGCAAAGAGCTATGTTACATAAGGATTTAGCTAAGTTAGATGATGGAGATATGTTACTAGCAGATAGACAACTGATTAGAGTAGAGAAACAAGAAACTATAACAAGAAACTAATATGGGTAATGTAAGAAACTTAAATAATTTTGTTACTGCATCAGAAGTAATACAAAACTCTTTCACAAATCAAGCTACAGATACTGCTTTGATTAGTGATAGCATATTAGATATTGCAGAGTTAGCACACATCAAGCCTGAACTTGGTCTTGATTTTTATGAAGAACTTAAAACGCAAAATCATAACTCATCTCTTACTACTGATAACAATACACTCGTAACTGATTTTTTAAAACCTGCTCTTTGTTGGTTTGTTAGGTTTGAAGTTATGAATGAGATACAGTATAACACAACATCTGCAGGACTTGTAACAAACATATCAGAGTTTAGTAACCCTGTAAATGTAGAGCAGTTCAATCAGATGAAGCAAGATACATATAGAAAGGCAAAAGTTATGCTTGACGATATGATTGCTTTTATACAACACGAAGACCAAACAGGTAAATATCCTCTGTTTGGGCAGGATGGAGATTCGTCAATGCCTACTGTTGACCACGCTACAAAACTTAACGGAATAATATTTTACTAATGGCTACAAACTTTCCAAAAAAAGGTGATGACAAAAAAATTACTTTGCGTAATAGTGAAGAAAAGCAGTTTCCTTATGAGTTTGCTAAAAACTTAAAAGAGCAGCAGCCAAAGATATGGAAAGCAGGTGGTAACATTCGTGGTAATGATGCCTTTATGTTGTGGGGTAGAGCAAGAAAAGGTGAAGATACCGAATCTATACGAGCTTGGATAAAAGAAAGAGAGAGTTGGGCTAAAAGACATTTTAGAGATGGTCAAAAGTTCAAAGGTGATGCAGAGCCAAACTTGTCAAATGTAGCAGGTGTTGTAGCACAAATAAAGTGGGGTGTTGTTGGAAATCTTGGCGTTCAGGGAATGAAGGATGTGATATTAGAGCTAACAAAAAAATTAGAAGGCAGAAAAGATAATATGAAAAATAATATAGACCACGACTTACATATAGAGTTTAGTCAAGAAATGATGAAAGAGCTACACGAAAAAGGTGAGCTTGAAATGACAACTGATGAAATGGGTGAGCCAATAGTAATAAAATTTATGTATGATGCTAAAAAAACTGATGAGCCTATGAATGTAAGCCCAACAGTTAAAAAAGGTTTGCAGGGTAAGGTAGAAAAGCATAATGAAGATGTAAAGGACTTAAAGGTTGATTGGAATCCAAAAGTTACTTATGCTAAGTTAGAAAAAGTATTTGATAGGGGTATCGGTGCTTACAGAACAAATAGGCAATCGGTTAGACCCAATGTAAAATCTGAGGAGCAATGGGCATATGCTCGTGTAAATTCTTTTCTTTTTGTAATGCGTAAAGGTCGTTTTCAAGGTGGAACTCACGATACTGATTTACTTCCTGAAAAGCATCCAATGAAAAAGGCTATGAAAGAAACAGATAACGCAAGAAGAAACCCAAATTGTCCTGATGGATATGAGCACCAAATGCCTGATGGCTCTTGGATGTGTGGAAAAAGACATGGTGGTGGTGGCTACAGAAGTGAAGTAGATGAAAAAGAGCTTCTAAAGTTTCTTAATATAATGAAAGAAGAATTAGTAACAGAAATAAAAATAATTAAAAAAGATAAATAATGGCTTCAACAATAACATCAGCCACACTTACAGTTACCATACAAGAATCAATAACTCTTGGTGGAACTCAGTTTGGTGGCACAAGACAGCTAGAGATTTCAGGAATCAATGAGGCTTACAAAAGAATAGTAAAATGTGTTAATAGTCAAACAACAACTATTGCTACATTTAGTGGTAACGCTTTTGCTTCAGACAACGCTATAGATACCGAAGATGCAAAATATATAAGAGTTACAAACCTTGATGATACTAATTCTGTAGAACTAGCTATTGTTGGTGCTGCAACATTGTATCAAGTAAGATTAGGTGCAGGTGAATCACATATTTTAGGAGCTCCTGATGACATTATGTTAGCAGAGGCAGATACAAGCCCCTCTTTTGGAACAATGTCTGATATAGCGAGTATCAAGGTAAATCCTGCAAGTAATGATGTAGATGTAGAAATTTTAGTAGCTTCAGTATAATATGGCAAGTAATTTACATAGTAGTTTAGATGATAGTCAGTTGCATAACCCAAAAGGTTTTGCTAATGCTGCAAATAATACATATCTAACAAAAAACTCAAGTGGCTTAGTAGAGTGGTCAGCAAATAAAACAAGGCATTATATATCTACAGGTGGATATCATAATGGTAGTGGTGACGCAGGAACTTGTTATGCTAAACAATTCTCTGCAGATTATCATAACTTAAATGTTGCTGTTGACCCTTTAGATGCAACAAATAATACATTAAATATTGGAATGAAGTGGGCACACATGCACTCAGAGTTTGTTTGTTGTCACTCAGGAACAGTTACTAAATGGGTTTGTATGCACGGTGGTAGTGCTAGTGCAGATTGGGATTTAGAATTATATAAGGTTTCTGTTACATCAGGTACAGGTGCTAATGTAAACCCTACAAAGTTAGGTCAAACATTAAATTTAACAAATAGTGCAAGTGGTAATAAGTTTGTTACAAAAGTGGAGATGGGCTTGACAGGAACATTAACATTTGAAGAAAATGATGTTTTAATACAGGTGTTAAAAAAACAAACTGCAGGTAGTAAATCTATTTGGTGGAACGGAACTTTAGAATTAACTTTTGATTATTAAGATATGAAAACTTTACTTGCTCAAAATGCAGATGTTTTAGGATTGAATAGTGTAACTCTTTTTATATCTCTTACAGAGGTTGAGCAAGTATTACAGATTTTATTATTGTGTATATCCATTATATATACTACACAAAGATTTATAGATTACAAAAATGGCAAGAAAGGTAGTAAGTAGTTTTATAGCAAAGCCAAAAGTAAAGCGTAAAGGAGTTCATTCCAAAAATGCATCTAAAGGTAAAAAAGGATATAGTAAAAAATATAGAGGTCAGGGAAGGTGATACAAAAAGATTTGACACTATCAGTAGGTAATATTATTTGGATAATAGGTATAATATTTACAATGGGTATTGCTTACAGTCAAATAGCACAACTTGATGAAGACATAAATGTTCTAGACAAAAGACTTGAAAAAAAGATTAAGATAATTAACGAGTGTGAAGATAGAATAGTAGAATTAGAAAAAGAAATAGCAACAATAAAAAATTGTAAAAATGATTGAAAAACTAAAAGTATTGGCGTGTATATTATTATATAAAATATCATTTAAAAAAGTTTGTTTTGGTAACTGTAAATACTGTAATTTATAATGGAACAAGCTTTACAACTTATCGAAGGTTATGGACTTCCTTTAGTTTTATTATTGGGGGCTTTGTATGCTCTTTATCGTTTCCTAGTTTTTTCTTTATATGAAGTAAAAAATCAATTTAGCCGACATCACGAAAGAGCAGCAGATAATATAGAGGAAATGAAAAAGAAGATAGATATTATCTTAGAGTTTATTAAGAAAAACAGTTAGTATGGACTTAGTTGTGTATAGATTTAGTAGTGAATCAGATAGCACAAATGGTCTATTATTTGAAAAAACCGAAAGCTTTGGGCTTCGGTTTTTGTGTTATACATTGGAAGACGAACATAGAGTTTTAAAGGTAAAAGGTGAAACAAGAATACCAAAAGGAAAATATTTTATACAGTATAGAAAAGAGGGTGGCTTCCATAATAAGTATAGTAAGCGTTTTTCTAATATACATAAAGGAATGTTGCAAGTTATGGATGTTCCGAACTTTGATTACATTTTGTTACATTGTGGTAATACTGATGAAAATACTGCAGGATGTTTGCTTCTCGGTGATTCGCAAGAGAACAATCAAATAATTAAAGATGGATTTATTGGTAAATCTACCAACGCCTACAAAAGGGTTTACAATGAAATATCTAAAGAATTAGAAAGTGGTAAAGAAGTAACCATAGAATATGTAGACTTTGACAAACAGTTTTAAGGGTATATAAAGGGTTTACAAACCCTATATAATAAAGATAAATATAAAGATAAAGATATGAGTATTTTAGGTAAGATATTTAGTAGTGGTGCAAAAGATTTAGTAGAAAGTGTAGGTAGTGCTATAGATAAGATTCATACAAGTTCAGAAGAAAAAGAAATGATAAAATCAGAAATAAAGCAAAAGATACTAGATTATGATTACAATATACAAAAAGAAGTTACAAAGCGTTGGGAAGCAGATATGCAGGGTAATTGGCTCACTAAATCTATTAGACCTCTTAGCCTGGCCTTTATGCTTATTATCCTTACTGTATTTACTCTCGTTGACTTTGGTTATGTTGACCTACATATTAAAGACAGTTGGATTGACCTTTGGCAACTTTTAGCACTCACAGCCTTTGGAGCATACTTTGGGGGAAGGTCTGTTGAAAAAATTAAAAAGAAACTCTAACAATTTCTAATTTATTTATAAATATATACTTATATTTGGCACTCCAAATAAGCTATATTCAGCTTATCAATGTTTTAGGGTTAGTAAAAAAGTGGGATTTCCGTTTGATTTCTCACTTTTTTTTATATATTGCCACAACCAATAAAACAATTTAATGAAAAAGGTTTATGGTAAAAGACTAAGGCTTACTCCACAAGAAGTTGAAATGGTGGAAAACCATAGAAACACTAGCAATGTAGGAATCATAGGAGACACTCACGAGCCTTTCTGCCACCCTAATTATAGAGATTTTTGTTACGAAGTATTTAACAGATTTGGTGTTACTCAAATAGTACACATTGGAGATGAGGTAGATAATGCTGCTCTATCATATCACGAAAAACATACTGAAATGCCAAACGCTGAAAGCGAAGCAGAGAAGGCACAACTAGCTATGGAGAAGTGGTATAAAACATTTCCTGAGGTAAAAGTTTGTGTTGGTAATCATTCTGCTCTACCATTTAGACAGGCTACAACTGCAGGTATTCCTAAAAGATTTATGAAGTCTTATGAAGAAATATGGAACGCACCTAAAGGTTGGAAGTGGCAGTTGCAATGGCAAATAGACAATGTATTATATGAACACGGAACAGGAAGTAGTGGAGCAAGAGCAGCAGTTAACAGAGCTACTGCTAATAGACAATCTACAGTTATAGGACATTGTCACTCATTTGGTGGTGTAAACTATATGGCCTCTCGTAATGATTTGATATATGGTATGAATGTGGGGTGTGGTATTGATGTAGATGCTATGGCTTTTTCATATGGTAAAAACTTTCCAAAGAAGCCAACTCTTGGTTGTGGTGTAGTTCTTGACGAAGGAAAGACTGCATTATTTATTCCTATGGACTTAGGAAGTAGAATAGTACATATCTAAAAAAAAGTAAAAAAAACATAAAAAAGTTTGGTGGTTTGTAAATTTGTTGTATATTTGCAGAGTATTAACCCACAAAAACAGAATTTATGTTGAAAGAACTATTCGAAAAATCCCTGCCAAACTACTACGAGCAGGTCTCAAACAAAGAGGTATATGTATATATGTCTAATGTTGAGCAAGTAATTGAAGAAGCAAAAGATAGAATTAAGAATCTGCAAACAAAAGCTCATAACGAGGAAAGGTATGATGAAGCACACGCATATCATATGGCGTGGCTAGAGTTAGCTTTTATATCTACAGAGATTCTATCAAAACAACTAACCTCAGAAATAAAAAAATAGTTATGTCAGAAATTAAAAAAGAAACTAGAAAGGAAGCACTAAGAAGATTGTTTGAAGCAAATGGTCTTGTGCAAGAAGATGTTTATAAGGACAAGCGTGGTTTTGTTATTATTACAAGAACAGGTATTGATAAGATTGTAAGCAATCGTTCTATACAACTTGAGTATGAGCCCATTGTAATGGAAAGGGATTGGGTTGTGCTAAGATGTGTTGCTCAAATGGTAAAGGGCAAAGAAGTTGGTATGACTAAAGTAGAAAGCTTTGGTGAGTGCTCACAGGAAAACACTATGGGTCTAGCAGGTAAATATCCTGTTGCTATGGCAGAAAAGAGAGCTAAGTCTAGAGCAGTATTGATGCTTACAGGATTCTATGAGCAGGGGATATATGGTCAAGACGAAATGATGGATAGCTAATGGATTGGATAGATGATTTATTAGATGATAGATGTGATTTGTATCAGATTAGTATTATAGAGGGTCTGATGCAAACCTCATCTGTTGCAGATGAATATAAAGATATTGACTTTGAAAATGTTTCTATACTGAAAGCAGAAGAAATTATAGAGCATCTTTATGTAAACGACAATCCAAGAGACCCAAAGGAACAATACAAAAGAATGTTTAGATATGGCAATTAGAAAACACGCTATGACAAAAGAGGGTGCAATACTTTGCATCACTAGACATCAAGTGAAAGAGCTTGATAGTAAAAATATACAAGGGATAAGAAAAACTTTTTTAGACTTGTATATGCAACTAGAAGACAGTAAGATAGAGGAGCTGTATAAAAAAACCTTTGATGTTGAATTAGTAATTGTAGAATAAAAATGAAAAATAAAGCAAGAAATGATTTTGAAATAATGCTAAGAACTCTTGGTATAACTAAGAAAAGATTTGGTGAAATCACAGAAACAAAAGGTACTACTGTAGATAAGTATCTTGCAAACCCATCTTTGTTAAGGGTAAAGCACATACAATGCTTGGCCAATGCAGATGAAATAGAGTGTGATGAAAATGAATTGTTAACTTATTTAATAAAGTAAAATGGAATTAGAAGGAAAGTTAGAAGCTAAATACGAAACAAAGAAGTTTCAAAGTGGTTTTAAGAAAAGAGAGTTTGTGATTAACACAGGTGGTGATTACCCACAGACAATAAAACTAGAAGCACATAAGGATAATATAGATAAGCTTGATGGTGTAAGTGTTGGTGATTTTATCAAGTGCTCTATCAATATAAATGGTAGGCTATGGGAAGGCACATACTACAATAACATTGTAGCTTGGAAGATTGATTCAGATGCAAAACCAAAGCAAGTGCAAAAAGATGAAGACGATGGTCTTCCCTTTTAATTAAATATTTAGTTATGGAAGAAAACATTTTAATGAGAGAAGAAATTTCACTACTAATACATAGTGTTCAAAGAACTATTATAAAGCTTGAGCAGTATAAAGACGACAGTAGTGAGTTAGTAAGAAAACACAGAATGTTACTTAAAAGATTACTAGAGATTGAATATAATATGATAAAATAAATAAGTAAATATGAATAATGAATTAGCAAAGCTAAAACAAATTATATCTATACAACTAAATATACCTAGAAGTGCTTTAGATAAAAGTTGTAGAGAACAAGAGTTTGTTAGAGCTAGAGTAATATACTCAAACATATTGATGAGAGAGCTACAGATACCTATTGGTAAGATGAATCAGTATCTTAATAAAGACAGAAGTAGTTTTTATCATTATCAAAAGCAACACAATAACTCATACGAATACCCTAAGTTTTATCAAGACTACATTGATGACTATGAAAAGGTTAAGTCTATGTTCTTGGGAGACCAAGATGTTATGCTGAAGCGTTGGGAAGTTGAGTTTGAAAGATTGAGTAAGGCAAGGGCAGATATAAATGCTAGATTAGATAAGATTGAAAAAGAGATGGTAGATGTAGGATTGTAAAATATTTACTATCTTTGTAAAATTATTAACCCTAAAACAAATAATTATGGCAAAAAGAATGACCGATACGGACAAGTGGAAGAAAAGATTTGTCCGTGACCTATCACCACAACACAAACTTCTGTGGTTTTATATACTTGACGACTGCAATCACGCAGGAATATGGGAAGTAGATTTAGAGGTGGCTTCTATTAGAATAGGTGAAGATTTAGAGTATGATATACCTGCAGAGGATATGCTTCCAAAATCTTTTTTAGAAAAAATACAAATATTTGATAATGGCGACAAGTGGTTTATACCTGACTTCATTGACTTTCAATATGGCGAACTAAATCCAAACTCTAATGTTCACAAATCAGTAATACAGTTATTGGAAAGATATAACCTTGAAGGGTATGTGAAGGGTTTACAAACCCTACCTGATACCGTACAAGATAAAGATAAGGTTATAGTTAAAGATAAAGCTAAAGCTAAAAGGTTTGTTAAGCCAACTTTAAATGACTTAGAACATTATTGTATTGAAAGAAACAACAAGGTTGATATTCAAAAGTTCTTTAACTATTATGAAAGTAATGGTTGGAAGGTAGGTAAAAATCCTATGAAGGATTGGAGGGCTGCAGTTAGAACTTGGGAAAAGAATACCAAAGAAGAAACAAAAAGCAAAGTAGAACAGTCTCTTAACACTTGGCAAGAGGCAAGACATATGATAAACAATGGATAAGACTAGACAGATATGGTATAGATTTAGTAATGACATAGAACAACTTAATCTAGATTGTGTTGACTTACTTAGCAAGTGTTATATGATGTTGGGGCAAAGACCTGACACACAACAAGTTGTAATGATGGCTAAGTTCTTAGTAGATGATTTATCAAGGTACTATGGCTCTATGGATATGGATGAAGTTTCATTTGCATTTGAACAGGGTATAAGAAACTCTGAGCACGGTGGCTTTATCAATGTTCGTAATTGGAACATATGGCTCAAGGAACACAAGTCCAAAGCACAATTAAATAGACAACAAAAGTTAATAACCGACTATCAAAAGCATCAAAGAAATCAAAAGCTTATTGATGCCACGATAACTAAAGCAAAAAGAATAGATGACACAAAGAGATAAAGTATTAAGACACCTTGAGCACTATGGTACTATAACACCATTAGATGCATTTAGAGACTATGCAATAATGAGATTGAGTGCAATTATATTTAACCTAAGAGACGAGGGGTATAACATTAAGTCTGACACAGAAAAAAGCACAAATAGATTTGGTGAGCCCTGTAAATATGCTAGATACACATTGGAAAGACAATATCAACAAGCACAACTATTTTAATTTTTATGTAAAAAAGTTTGGTAGTTACGAAATAATTTCTTACCTTTGTACTATTATTAACCCTAAAACACTAATATATGACAGACAATTATTTGTCCTTACTCAAGGACACCCTTTCAATTCAGACTACATCAGGCAAAGAAGACAAGATGATTGCTTACATCAGGCAGTTTGTTTCTAAGTATGTTCCTGATGCAGTTGTAAAAGTAAAAAACAGAAATGTATATGTAACCAAAGGACAGGCAGAATACTATCCTTGTATTGTTGCACACACAGATACAGTACACGATATGTACCAAGACTTCGGTATCTACAACAGAGATGGCGTATTGTTTGCTTTCAGTAATGATGTAGAGCAGCAGGTCGGTATCGGTGGTGACGACAAGGTTGGTGTATGGATTGGTTTGCAGATGCTTCTTGACAAAGATGTTGTCAAGTGTGCTTTCTTTCATAGTGAAGAAGTTGGTTGCATTGGTAGCTCTGCTGCAGATATGTCTTTCTTCAAAGATGTTGGCTACTGCTTTCAATCAGACCGTAGAGGTAATCGTGACTTTGTCAGAGACATCTATGGCGTACAACTATTCAGCGAGGACTTCTCTCTTGCTATATCCAAGACACTTCGTACACACGGCTACAAAGAAACATCAGGTGCATTGACAGATGTGTATCAACTCAAGCTAAATGGCTTAGGGGTATGTGTTGCTAATATGTCTAGTGGTTACTATGCACCACACACGGACAAAGAGGTTGTAGATGTTGCAGATGCTATCAACTGCTTTGACCTTATATCAAATCTCATTGATGTTCTTGGTTGCAATCTGTATCAACACAAAGCCAAAAGAAAAAACATATCCTTTAAGAAAAGAAAGTATAATTGGGACTATGACTTCAACTACGAGCCAAGCTATTGGAAAGATGAGCTAGATAATTGGAACGAATCGTTTGGTGTTAAAAAAAAAGAAAAGGAAGAAGACATAGGTGATTTACAAATCATAGGTAGTTGTGAGTATTGTTTAGATGAGGTCTATGGCTCTAACGATATGGGGGATGACTATGGGTATTGCAATGGGTGTGATTGCCTTATAGGAAGGGATATGATACAATCTTACGACTAATGGAAACTATCCTTATAATTTTCTTGTCTATTATTACTTTATACCTTATATTTCAGCACAGATGTATTGTTGCAGAGGTTAATGACTTACATTATCAGATAGATGAATTGAAGTCAACATCTCTGTATAATGCAGAAAGAATTAGAAAGCTTGAAATCGAAGGACATAAAAGTAAGGTTAACAGAAGAAAACATACAGATAAGTATAGTAGAATACTTAAAACTACAATATCCAAATCTGTTGTTTACTGCAACAATGGGTGGTCAGTTTCAAAGACACTACTCACAAAGGTTAAAAGCAAAGCGTACAGGATATTTGAAGGGGGTATCAGACCTTCTTATATTCGAGCCGAGAGGTGGGTATTGTGGTTTGTTTATAGAGTTAAAGCGAGACAGAAAGTGTTATCCTACTGCAGAACAAAAGCGATTTATATCAAGGGCTTCGGACAGGGGGTACTACGCTACCTGTGCAAAAGGTTTCAGCGAGTGCAAAGAACTAATTGATAAATACTTAAACGAAGAACTATGAGTAAAAGTAAATACTACTATGACTACACACGAAACTGTTCCTGTGGGGGTGCTTGTCTGTGCAGAAGAATAGATGATGACAACCCTGATATTCCTGATTACTATAAAGGTAAGAATGGATATATGGCTAAAGATGTAGTAGCTAACTTTGATTTGTCTTACAACTGTGGAACTGCAACGACCTACATTTTGCGAAGCAAGAACAAGCATAATGATGGGGGGATAGAGGACTTGAAGAAAGCCATTGCGCATTTAAAGTTTGAACTAGAAATATTAGAAGATGAGTGTAAATCCATTTGAAAGAAAAGACAGTAGGGGTGGTGGCTTTGCAAAGCGCAAGTTTACTTTGCAAGAGGCAGAAGAAATAAGATGTGAATATGACGAGGGGGGCATCTCTCAAAACCAACTTGCTAAAAAGTATAATGTATCTCAGCCCATCATAAATATGATACTGAGAAAGAAAACATATGTAAAATAATTTGCACAGTTGTAAATAATTTTGTATATTCTGATAACACTGGAACTACTCTTCTGGCTGCGGGATATTATTCACTAAGTGCTACAGAAGTAATATATGTTAACAGTTCTGGTATGGTAGAAAATTTATTAACTTGCTAAATAATGGCTACAGATAACACATATTACATAGACACTAATTTGTTTTCAACTGCAACTGCGGTGTGGTCTGATAGTGCATTAACGACAAAAGCACCAGACGGGTGGTATCAAGCACCCACAGAAACTACAGTTACATACCGACAACAAACTGGTGGTGTTTTAGGAACTGCGGCAAATTGTGAGTGTCCAGTGCCATGTGGCAGTAATATTAGTGGAAGTGGAAATGTTGGTAGTTATATTATTGATATTGATATGGGTAACACCTCAGCAGATGTTGGTGCAATAATTGTATATTTTCAACCTTATAATATTCCAGATGGAATATTAGCAACTTTTGATTCAACAACTTACAACACCTTAACTACTAATGCTCATGGTATTGAATTAGCTACTGCAGGAGAAATAAATTTTGTAAAAAATAATACTACTGTATTAGCTATCTTAGGAGGTAATGAAATAATGATTAATCCTTCTTATGCTTTAAGAGAACCTCTTAAGGTTACAAATAGTATAACGGCATCAGGTGCTATAAGTGCAAGTAACCATATCTCAGCCTCATCATTTAATGCTACCCCAAGCATAGTAAACCAATTAACAGCATCATATGCGATGACTGCTTCAAGATTAGATCCACCAGTTAATTATAAACCTATAGTTACTCATACATCTAATTTTAGTTCAGACTTAATATATGCAGGTCGTTATAATATAGTAGGTGGAACTTTAGCAATAACAGTTACAACAGGAAGTTCACCAACCAATCTTGAACCTGGAATGGAATGGGATTTTTTCCAAACATCATCAGGAGATAGTTTTACTTTTACACAAGGTACAGGGGTAGAAATAATATCAAGAAATTCAAATAAAAGATTAGCAGCCGTAGGTTCAGCTGGAACATTAAAATATATATCAGGCCAAACATTTCATTTAATTGGAGATTTAACAATATAACATGAGCATGTTTGGGTCCATAGCACAATCTGCCCAAGAGGATAGGTTAGTTATTACAGTTGATCTTAATTGGAATACTAGTGGTTCTACTAGTTTTACATGGTTTGATACTACAGTTCATGATAATGAAGCATGGTTAAGTTATGAATTTGAAAAAATAG